CTCCTATAAGGGTATCTTTTTGTATAATTGTTAATAATCCTACTTTCATAATTAAACTTGTCTTCCTAATGTTGTTTGGAAGTTCTGAATCGTTGTGTATAGATTTGATACTTCACTATCTGTTAATTTTGTTCCTGTAGTAACAAACGCATATTGTCTTGTTGTTGGTGATTCAACTAATCCACTACCAATCCAGTTTCTTGCCATTAAGAACAAATCACCGTTTGGTCTTGATGTTGATGTTGTTGCAGAATTACCAAGTGATGTTGAATTTCTATAAAATTCAGTATCAGTTGAACTTCGTCTTGTTATGGTAAATAATCCTTGAGAATCACTATTTGAGAATGTTCCTTGAGTTTGTGCGTTTACAACACCTCTTGTATCATCCAATGTTGACCTTGAGTTTATTTGAGTTCTTTGTGCAGCAACTTCATAAACACCCATATCGAATTCGTTAGTCGCTTGTTGTTGGTTTGTTCTTGAATAGAACGACATATGGAAATCATCCAATGTTCCAATACTACTTGGGTTAGAATTCAAATCACCATAACCTGTTGAACCATTTGAAACAACACCATTGGTTGAGAATGTTAAACCACCATTCCACGTGATATTACGAGTTCCAGGGGTCTTTCCGTTGACTGATTGACCTCCACTACTATTTCCACCTAAAAGTGGGTAGAATGCGTATAATTTGTTCCATAGACCATAATTGAATAGGTCATAGAATAATTGATATGTTGCTCCTGATGATGTAGCGTCAAGAGTTCCCCCACCAGCAATTACCGCAGACATATAGGTCTGTGCTTCACTCACTCCTTGAGGAGTTGGAGTTGGAGTAGGAGTTGATGTTGCAGTCACTGATGGACTCGGTGGTATAGGTGATGACGTTGGGGTTGGTGTAAGTGTTGGTGTTAAAGTTGGACTAACAGATACAGATACTGACGGAGTATTCGTAGGTGTGGTTGTTGGTGTTAAACTTGGACTAACAGATACAGATACTGATGGTGTATTAGTTGGGGTTGTTGTTGGACTAATACTTGGTGTATTTGTAGGTGTTGTTGTCGGTGTTAAACTTGGACTAACAGATACGGATACAGATGGAGTAATAGTTGGACTAACTGAAGGACTAATACTTGGGGTAATACTTGGTGTTAAACTTGGAGTAACCGAAACCGATATTGACGGAGTAACCGTTGGGGTTACTGTTGAAGTCGGACTTGGACTCAATCCAGGTGTTGGGGTAATTGTTGGAGTAATACTTGGTGTTGGGGTAGGTGATGATGTTGGAACAGGTGATGCGGGAACTTCATTGTCAACCGACATAACAAGATTCCATACAGGTATATTTTTTTCACCAAGAGGTTTTAACGCTTCTTGGAAATCAAAAGGTTTTTTCTTTTGGGAAATACCCGATACGGGTCTATAACTTCTTCCGTTCCACTTCATATTTTTAATCTGGCTTTAAAAAAAGGGGGAGGTTATCCTCCCCCCTTCTTATGATAAATATCACGGGAAATTACTGAACAGTAATACCTGTGAATAATGCTCCTAAGGTTGTTGTTACCAACAATTCTTGAGTAGCGACTGGTTCACCACCTTGAATAGTCAAAGCGTTTAATCCGTTAAGGTCTGTATATGCTTGACCTGTAGCAATTCCACCTGAGATGACCAACGCTCCGTTGTTCCATGCTCCTGACCAATATCTACCGTTATTATCTTTTACGATGAACACGATATTATTTTGACCAACCAATTCAAAGAACATATTTCTAAGTTCCTTGTCAAGTTTTGGAAGATTCATTACCAATGTTGGTGTGAATACAACTGAACTTGAAGTGGTGTTAATGTTGATATCTTCTGTGAAGGCAGAACCCTGTTTTGTTAATTCAAATTTGTAGAAAATTCCTGTTCCTGATGCTGAGGTAATTTGAGAATCAACGTTCTCAGTATAACCTGTTATTGCAGCAGTTCCTGAACCCCCTAAAATCCATACTGTAGATATACCACCTGTTGACGCTGTGCGACAATCTAAGGTGTATCCGCTTGATATAAAGCAACTCATTTTTGTATAATTTTAGTTAAGGTTTATTAGTTTGCAACTACGAAAGAATCAACGCTGAATACGCCGAGCCCGTATGTAGCATGAAGGTTAAGTTTTACAATGTCCTCGAACGGGTCATAGAGTGCGCGTTGAGTGAAAAATTCGGAATTCATACCTACCATTACGTATTGCGCCGGTCCTGCGTATACTTTACCTTGACCAGTCAAACCTTGAGTTGGAATTACTCTACAGTTAGATGCAGGTAACATAACACCCCAATCAGCACTATCTGTTCCTACTGATGTGTTATCAGTAAACAGGTTGATGAATGAGTTGTTTCTCATGCTAGCAACAAGCGCTCTGTAGTCAGAATAACCACAGTAAATTACAAGGTCATCTCTGTGAAGAACGTTCTCAGGAATTGCTCTGTAGTATGAAGAGAATACATCCAAACCGTTAGTAGCAGTAGCACCTGTGTAAGCAACTCTTGTTGCTCCGTTTCCTGATGTAATTAACGCAATTACACCATCAAAACATTGTGAGTTATAAATTGTTCCACCTGATGCGGTTGTGTTTCTCCATAATTGTAGTTCAATTTGGTTAGCAGTTCTGTTAGCGATATCAGTTAAGATAACCTCCTCAAATGGAACTGTCTCTTGGAAGTTTGCGTCAGTTAAATACTGAGACAAATAGGTATCAAACAACGAGTATGGGCATAATTGTTGGTTTACCTTTTTGCTACAAAGATTAACAGTTACAACATCTTGTGTTGTATCACCTGTCGGAGTAAATCCACAAGAAAGGTCTTGCAAAATTACATCGTTAGTTACGAAACCAACCAATTCTGTGGTTCCCTTTAAATTTACTCTTACAGAACTATATTTTGGAAGTGTAAGACCAAGAAATGCTTTAATCATCATATCATCTCCATACTGTTCGTATGTGGGAAGATTTGACAAATCGTAGTTAAAAGAGAAGTTTTTTGCTTCACCTTTTTTTAACATTTGTTTTTTCATTTTTTTTATTGTTTTTTTTTAATTCTTTAATGCTTCCCTTAAAAATCTCACCTTTGCGTCCATTATGTTTTCTTGTCCAAAGGTTTTTTTAACCACTGGATTATTATGGACAGGAGAATTTTTAAATTCTTCATAATCTTTTTTATAGGATTCAAAATCCTTGGAAAAATTGTTTAACATTGATAACATTTCTGTCATCGCTTGTTTCATGTTTTTCATGTCACTTTTCATGTCTCCAAGACTTCCTTCACCTTCTTCATCAGGGTATTTAACCCCCGTGATTACACCCTCACCGTCTACCACCAAAGTGATACCGGATTCTGTTGTGTGTTGACCTTCGGGTGCTGAAACTCTTTCTCCACTTTCTGTAATAACATAGAGTTTTTGACCAACTGCGAAATCACTTTCCTCGTCAGTTTCAATTTTAGTTCCGTCAGTTAAGGTTGCTTTTGATAGGACTTCTGTTTCGATTTCAACATCCGTCGCTGCATCTACCACAGGACTCGATTCCTCTACCACAGGTTTGTCCTCAATCTTTGAAATGATTGAATCCTCACCAACGGTAAGAATCAACCCTTCACGAGTTTCGTGTGAACCTGATGGTGCGGGAACCAATATCGAATCTTCACCAACAACAAAAAGTCCTTCACCTACGGAGAATGGACCTTCTTGATTATTTGTGATTTCGGTTGAACCGTCTACCAATTTAGTAACCATGAACTTTTCGGACTTAAATTTTAATCCTAACAAAACAGCGATTTTGTTGATTGCTTCTGTTGCGTTCATTTAATCAATTATTTGATTTAATATGTTTATGATTTGTTCTAATAAATACTCATCGGTTTTAACCTGTGAAAAATTCATTAAGAAATTACCTTCTACGGACATTCCTTTGACTTTTCCATTTTTAATAAGTTCATTCCAAATCTCATTTCCCTCGGGGGTTTCGAGGATTTTATACCCCCCCATCCATGTTCCAAACGGAATCTGTTCTTGGGTAAAACCAAGTTCATATGATTTATCCTTTTCACCTTCAACAATCCATGACTCCACCATCACCGCATCACTGTATTTCTTATCTGAATGTTCGTAGTTGGTTGCTCGGGTTCGTTGTTCTATCATGAACTTTTGTTGAATCTTAAGAATTGTCTCAAGAGTAAATTTTACAAAATACTTTTCATTTGACACTTCATCAAAACGAGGTATTAGAATATTAGGTATCATCAGTGGAGTGTAAACCATCCTTTGGTCCGTCTTGGTAGCGAACATCTGATTGGTTTCTTTACTGAATCCTACCTTACAAACATCACCAAAACAATCTAATGACTTGGTATAAGAAACTGAGTTCATGTTTTGTTGAGATACTATGTAAGCAATCTCACTTTTACGTTTCGTCTCTTCGTTGTAATATCCTTGGTTAGGAAGTTCTTTTGGTGCTTGTCCTGCAAGACCCTGAGCGTATCCTTGGTCCGCTCGGTTTCTACCTTGGAATAATGCTTTATACCAAGCGTGAACACAATTCGGTCCACCTTTATACAACCACTTAGAATACGGTTGTCTGTTATGTCCAAATTGGGTGTTTAAATCCCTCAGAGCATCGATTTGTGCTCTACGGAACCATCTACCCTGAATGGAAGTGCAAAAGTCTCTGTCAGGACTTCCTCCGAGTTTTCTGTTATACTCAAAATAAGTCACAGGTGTAGGGTGATTCAACCCGTAAATTTCAGATTCAGTAAATCCTCTAAGTAGGGGGTTGGTGACCGCTTCAAATTCTTCTTGAGTCAGGTTCTCTTTTAGTTTGGTGAATTCTTGTTTCATCAACAAATCTTCCTCTGTCCATTCAAAATCTTCTTCATGTAAATCACATCCACATGAGAATAACACAGGTTCAATCAACATACTGTCGGTGTCTCCTGATGATGGGTAATTGTCGTAACTTGGTAATCCTGTAACATCGTAATCGAACTTGATACCTACTCCATCTAAATCTTGAATAACTCTGAAGTTATTATCGTAGTGTCTTTTGATTCCAAGTTCTTTAATTTTTTCAACCTTTTCTTGGTTACTTCCTGTGGTGTAAATATGACTCGCAGGGAATCCATATTCGTTACTAAGGTCAATCATTTCCTTTGAGGTCATTGAACGTGCGGATATGATATAAATCAGAGACCCCCTTTGGAGTTCCTGTTTCAATAACATTTTACCACCACGAGTATCTAATGTATCATCCCAATCAAATGACACTTTGTCAGGAGAGAATTCCCTGTTCTCCCACATTCCATAACATTGACCTAGCGCTTCATCCTCGGTCTTACCTTCGTTAATTAGATATGGAATACAACGGGAAATAAACTCATCTTTGGGTTCACCGATTGTTGGGTAAACAAAATCTTGGATACCCATTTCTTCTTGTTGGTCAAGAATCTTGTCGACCCATGTTAACGCTTCCTGACCACCCCAAAGTCCCATAGCAATCGTTCCATTGTCATCCCAATTACCCGTGTCATAGGTCGAAGCTCTTGATAGGAATGACTTCATTCTCTTGATGGTCTCCAATGAGATTTCCTCTTGGTTACACAACTGTTGTGCACGAACCTTTCCTACTTGAGTCCCTGCTGGATTACCACGTTTCTGGTTCTCCTTGATTGCTTGACATGCTTTGGAGGAGACATAGTCGGGTGCTTTAAAGAATTTGTATTTGGAGAAATACATAAGTTCCTGTTCTATCGCAGGGTATTCAACCCATGCTACCTCGAACACACCGGTGTTTCCTGATAATTCAGGGTCTATCTCAAGTTCTATAATTTTATACATTGTTAATAAATATTTTGATTAAATCTGACTGAGTTTTTCAAGTCGTCTTGCTGTCTCTTGTTTAGCGGTGATATCCGATTCTACAACGTATGCTCTAATTGGGGTATTACGTTGTTTTGCGATTGCTTCCACGATACGTGAATCATCATAACCTGGTCCGATTGGTCTTCCACCACCCGATTGGTTAATCTGACTAAGTAATCCCATATAGTTTATAGTGGATACACGGTTGATTACTGATTCATTACCTTCGAGTTCAATACCTCCTTGTTGAAATCTAACTCCCCCGTTTTCATGTGAAGGACCAAATACCATCCCACCACCTTGTCTCTTTAACATACCACCACTTCGGTAACTGTCAATGTTTGCAAGTTGGGTTGCGATGATTCCTGTCTGAACCGCACTGAGCGTCGCAACCAACGCTGCTGCTACGAATGACCCTGGTGTGGGTCCATATACCGCAACTGCTTTGGTGATTGCTTCTGCGGTGTTTGATAAAGACTGAGCAAGTGAAATCCTAAGGGATGTTTTTGCTGCTTGTTTCTCAAGTTTTGCTCTTTGTGTTTGGTAGGACTTTTCTGCTTCAATTCGTTTCTGATTTGCTGCGACACTGTCACCAACAATACCCTCAGTTATTCTCTTATTTCTCTTCTCAAGAACATCAAACTGAGCGTTATAGTATGCTGATGTGGTTTGTGATAATGTGTTTAAAACCGATTGAACTTCTTGAAGAGCACCGAGAATATTTACTGTGATTTTCTCCTTGATTGCTCCTTCAACACCTGATAATGTATTGTCAAAAGTTTCGGTTACAACAATACCGTATTCATCTAATTCTTCACCTGCGAGTTCTAAAGTTGATTTAAGATTTTTCAATTGTTTAATTGTCATCTTATCAAATTCAATAGGTAACTTGTCGGTAGCGTCTAACCATTTTTGTAATGCTTCTTTACCACCGATTTCAACGATTTTCTTTGCGCTGGTTACACCCTCAGTCAATGCGGATTGGAAGTCATATCCTGTCGCTTGTAAGAATTGTTTGAATTCTTCTTCGTTTAAAGTTTTTAATAATCTTTTAACTTCCTGTAATTTCTTTTTGTATTCCTCAGTGTTCTCATTAATTTTTTTACCACTGTCACTTACCTCAGTATTGAACTTAAGGATAGTCGATAAACTTGTATTGATGAGACTAATTAAACCTTGGTATTCCTCCTTTGAATCAAGAAACGCTTGATATGTTTTTTTCTGTTCGTCAGTTTGTGCTAATAAGAACTTTGTAAATTCTTCTTCTAAACCTAATTGTGTGGTTATTTCTTTTGATAGAGATTCTCTAAGTTTTAGATTCGCAACAGATTGAGTGAACGCACCTTTATCAACAAGCGCTTGTAATCGACGAGATTCTGTAATTTGGTTTTGAATTAGTAATTGTGTCTTACTATTATCTAATTGTTTCTCACCAAACTTAAGTTTACCGATTGCTCGAATACCTGCATCAATAGTGTTGAAATACAACACAATATCTTTCTGTTGTTCAGGACTAAAAACATCAAAATTGATATCATTAAATTGTTTTTTAATTGCTTCAATCGATGTTGGAAACTTATCAATAAATTTAATCGCTGTAATAGAACCATCAACAATAGTTTTAAATACATCTTTATATTCTTTATCTGTCTCAAGAGGACTGAATACATCTGACAGGGGAGAACCTTTGATAATCCCTTGGAGTATGGTCTCAATCTGTTTTAGGTTATTGATTTCCTGTTCTTGGTTTTTAAGAATCGTAGGTTGAGATATGGATTGAAAATCAAAGATTGCTTGTAAGGTTGCTTTTTGTCGGTCTACCGCTTCCAATCTTAATCTTTCAATCTCAAGTTGTTTAACATTTAAGACCTCTTGTTTCTCTTTCTCCTTGGTGATGTCTTTTTCATCGTCTCGGATTTTACCCATTACAGGTTCAACTTGATTTTGGATATCAAAAATCGCTTTTGAATCCTTAAGGTCCAACGCTTTTAAATTACTGATTTCTTTTTGAACTGATTTCTGTTGGTCCTGTAAACCAAATAATCTACGTTCTACACCTTCTTGGAAAATTAAATTACCACCAATACCGGTTGAACCACCACCTGAAATTAAAACCTTTTGTGATTCAACTTGGTCTTTTTTTGCTTTTGTAATTTGTTGTTGTAAAACTTTTTCTCTATCGGTTAACTCAAGAAGTTTTTCTGCTCGTGATGTAATACGACCTTCAAGAGCACGTGCAGTTGCTGCACTTCTGATTGCTTCTGCTAACTGTTGATAACTAATTTTTACCTTACCGTTGAGTATTTCTTCATCTTCTAAGTTTTCAAAATACTTGGGGAACTGTTCCCTGAGTTTATCTAACGCATCCTTACGGGTTTCATAACTCAAGTTTGTATTCTCAATGGTTCTTTGTAGTGACCTAAAAGACGATTGTTCTTTTGCAATATCTTTGGTCAATGCTTCGTTGAATTCTTTCTGTGCTTTCTTCGCATCATCGGTCGCACTCGTCAACCCGATGAACGCTGTAATAAGTAATCCAACACCCACAAGGATTGCGGTGTATGGGTTAGCAGCAAGGGTTGTGTAGAACGCTTTGGTTGCAGCGTTTGCAGCAAGTTCTGATTTCGCAACCGCATAGTTAGAAATCTCTAACGCTATGTTCTCAACCACGACAGCACCTTCCGCAACCCCACGAGCAGCGAATGCAATCGTCAGTGCGTTTTGTGCTGAAGTCACCGCTTTTAAGGAATCTTCTGACCCATCTCCGAAGAGTTGGATTGCAGCAGTAGCAGCAGCAAATGAGGAACCAATCGCTCCTCCTAATTTACCAAAATCACCCAATCGACCTTCAAGGTCTTTACCCTCAGTTTGTTTTTTTAACTGACGTAATGAGTTATCCGCAGTTTTAATCTCACCCGATAATTTCTTAAACGCAACACTACCAATTTCAAGTTCTGATAACTGACTTCTTGCTGATATTAATACCTCTTCAAATTGAGTGAGGTTTGAGATTGCTTGGGGGACACCGTTCAAGACGATGTTTAACGCTATATTTTGCATGTTTTATTAACAAGAGGTTTGTAATACTCTTCCATAAATATCAACCACAACAAAGGTGGTCGTAGATGTTGTCTGTCTTACATAGGTTCCCATTGGAAGAACTTGGTAAGAGGTTCCTGTGTCTATGAATACCTTGTCCAAATTACCTAAGGTTCCTGACCCAAACGAATAAATGGTGGTTAGTGATGGTGTTGTTCCATTACATACCAAATCTTTGTCTGTCGATACGTAAGCAAGACCATACCAAAACGGTTCAGGTGATGGATATCCTTCGTTAGGGTCCAAGATATAGATGGGAGCAGGTGGTTCAATCTTATAGTATGGACTTGATTCCTTAATCAAAGAAATCTGAGTAAGTCGTTTATTCACCAAGTCAGCATCCGTGATTTTTTCAATCGTAAAATAGGAATCTTTAATCCATATCTTATCGTTGAGTTTTGTTTCATATACATCAATCGGTCTGAAGAAAAACTTTCCTGTTAATCTCTTATTTGTTGGGTCATAGAGATTCTCCACATAGGTCCTCCAAAACGAGTTATAGATGGTAAACGGAGTGAACTGTAGTATCTGTGTGGTTGAGTTACCAAAGAAGTCAAAAGTCCCTCTAAAGTTTAAATCTGATATTACCTCACTCACCCCTTGAGATTCCAAGGTTGATAGGTGTGATACACATGGGTAGGTTACCCATTCGACTGGTGTGGAACCTGATAACAAATACCATGACCCTTGGTCTGACTTCAACGCATCCTTATACGCATGTCTGTTTCCCACCCAAAAGAATAAATGGGGAATTGTGGAGTAGGGTGCTTGTTGTTGGTTGTTCAGGTAATAGAACTGTGGTATGATAAAGTTCGGTGCGTTGGTTACCCCTGAGGTAGGACATGAACCAAACGGGAGTTCATAGACTTGTTCACCGGTAAAAATGTTTGATGGTGAAGTAAATCTCTCCCTACCGAAAACGTAATCAAAACGGTCTGTAAACTGTTTGGGTAGGAATTCATTATCTGTGAACTTATAAGTCCATGTAACGTCTTTGGAGAGGTCAAATGACAGAGGTTCAATTCTAACACCTGAGTCCAAATCCATGATTTTTGTGAAGTCTTTTATGGGTCTTCCGTTATCATCAAAATACCAATTATACGGTTCTATTCTAATAACTTTCTGAACCTCATCCTGAACGATAATTAAGTTAAACAGGGTGATGATACTACGAAGGAATTCAAACGCATTTACGTTTGGAATACCCAAAGTCATATCCACCAATTCTGTGATAATTGTTGGAGATTGGTAGAGTTCATACATTGGGAGTAAGTCAGTGATTGTCCCGTCATCATATCCAAGTATTTCATAATTTCCTTTGTTTTGAGAAAAACAAAATGGATTACCAAATGTGGTCTTGTCAAATATAAACACACGGACAAATTCGCCTGCGTTTAAGGTATCAGAGAAGAACAGATTCACCGGTAATGGACCTGAACCACCCAATCCTGCGTATGCTTGAGATAGTTTGATTGGTGAGGACTCAAAGAACATAGTCCCTGTAGTCAAAATTGTATTTGGGTCTGTTCCCTTCCATGCTTGGATGGTGATGTCAGGAACTAATATTGCGGTCCAAATACAGAAATCCAACGTTGATAAATTGAATCTTAGATTAAACCCATATTGACCTGAATACGGAACCCTGAACGTATTACCTCCCGAAGATGTGTAGTTATTCAATGGGTCATAACCACCGTTAATATCATCAAAAAATTGAATCTCATGACGGGTATCTTTATTGTAGTCAAATGTCTGAACCCGAGTATTGTTACCGAACGCTTTAAAGATGTTTTGGTTTGTTACCCCTGATGCATACTCAATTCCAATCTTACCATTTTGGAACGTATCCATATACATTGAAGTGAAGTATTCTGAATTGAAAAATTCACTGTTAACCGTATATGATGTGGTATTAAAAATTCTATCCAACACATCCTTTACCTGAAGTGCAGGTTTGAACATACTCGGTGAAGCAGGAAATGATGCACTATCAAATGATAAAGGACCGTCAAAGTCATAGGTGAATGTTGGGGTTGCTCCTGAGGAACTGTCCCCCTGATAATCCAATCCGTAGTTGATAAGTGGATAAAGAATCTTACCCCCAAATAAACCTGTTACACCATCGTTTCTACACTCCCAAGATTCTGTGATTGAACTATACACGTGGTCGTGATTTAGGTCAGTCCAATTTAAATCCTGAAGTTCTATGTTACGAAAATCTGCGGTGAAGTCGGATACCTCACCCAAGACAAAAATCTCATATACCCTTTCCTCTGTTGAGGTTGTTACAGAGTTCAATCTCATTACCCCTTGGAAGATGTCTGTTCCACGATATTGAACCACACAAGGTATTTTCTGTAACGGGTTGAATTCACTCCCATTGACCTCGTAGTAATGTTCAAAGATGATAGCGTTGTTTGCGGTATCGGGAATCAAAATTGTTCTTGAATAGGGAACCCTACGAGTAGTTAAATTCGTAAGGTCATTCTGTTGAATAATAAGGGTAATTGGGACATCCTCAAACAAATCGAGTTGTGTCCATGTATTACCTGATAATTGAACCAAAAGGGTGGTATTCATTATTTACCTAAAAGTTTGATATTATTGGAATAAACGTATTGTAACTCCAAGTTATAGATTGTTCTGTTACCCTGAATCTTTTTCTCAAATTCTGTGTTGAGGATATTCACCGGTGCGAGTCCTCGGTTTGTTGTGATTTCGTATACAAGATTTGATGTGTAAAGTTCTTCTAACCATTGGAAGGTTGGTTGATTACAGAATCCTGAGTTTACTATCACGGTCTCTACCATCACAACCTCAGAGTCGTTTAGTCCTCTTGAGTATTGTGTTTTCTGTGGGTCAGGAGACCCCCAATCAATATTGAGGGACTTGTATTGTTGACGTGATATTGATAGACCTTGGAAACGGTTAAACAACATCGTATAGTAATCAAAGTGTCCGTATCTGTTTAACCACATCAACTGAAGATGTTGGTTTGAAGAACGTGTTGGACCACACGATACGTTGAATGTAAATATTTCGGATACAGGTGTGAACTGTGCACAGATTCCTTGTGTGTATCCTGTTGGGACTGGTTGTGGGATTAAAGCCATAATATTTTAATTTTTAACAAGGACCTAAGTTAGTAATAGAAACACCACCTTCAACATTAACAGAACCTTCACAAGCACAAATTATTAGGGTTCCAAATCCAGGTAGTGAGTCAAATTGCGCTTGATTATCGCAGTCAATGTAAGATACTGTAGTTACATCTTCTCGCTCTGAGTCAATTTGGTATTCAACACAAACACACGCTGGTGTTGGTGTTGGTGTTGGAGTTTTAGTTGGGGTTCTTGTTGGTGTTTGTGATGGGGGAACACAAGGTCCTAATTCACTAACAGTTGAGTATGTTGTTTCAACGGTCCCTTCACAACCACATATCGTTGTCGCACTATTTCCTCCTAAACTAAACGTAACTCCCTGACCAAGACAGTTTATGTATTGAATGAAGTCAGTCAATAGGGTGTCGTTTGTAACTATGTATTCTACACAAATACAACTATTACTTGGAGTTGGAGTTGGTGTTGGTGTGATTGGTGGACCACATGGACCTCCTGTTAAGATTTGCATCTCCACTTCAGTTACAGGGAATTCACAAGAACATAAATTGTAAACTAAGTTGGGTTGGATTAGAATATTTTGTGGTTGTTGTGTATAACAATTTATTATTGTAACACTCGCTACGGATTCTCCTGTGTATGTTATTTGATACTCGGTGCAACCTGAACAGATTCCTGTAGGGGTTGATGATGGTGTAGGAGTTGGAGTTGGTGTTAAGAACTGTGTAGGTGTTGGAGTCGGGGACGCAGGAATCGGTGTTGTCGTTCCTGTGAACTTACCAAACAACTGAACGGTGTATTGTGTTGTTCCACTCGGGAAGTTAGGAATGTTTAGAGGTCCTGCTCCCACATAAAGTGTATTGAACTCCGTGACCGCAGACAACGGGTCAATCAGAAATAGGTTCTGATAAACGTTCGTGCATATAGTTCTTGGACCCCCTCCGTTGGTCGTGAGGTTTTCATACCTCTCGGTGGTGATTAGTGCTCCTTGGTCGTCATAGTAATTATACTCACTATAATATGGTTCTGATAAACCCATTGATGTAAATCCACTCCACAGATAATAGTTTGTGAATCCCAAGGTAAAATAGTCATTGGGTGTGATATCTAATATTCGTGGTGCGTTGGTTAGGAACAATCCTGATGTTGTTGGATATATCCCTTGTGGGGTTCCTGATAAAACAAATGGATTGATGTTAAAGTCTTGTAGGGTTGCGTTTGGATTGGTTCCCATAGTTGAACGGAAAACCTTGTATCCCTGTGACGCTACCGCTGGTAAACCGATTGAGTTTCCATATCCTGTGAAACCTGTTATCGGACTGATTGCAGAATCCGAATACTCATAACCTACCTTGATTTGGTAGAAGATGGTTTCAACGTTTGCTGGTCTTGAGAACGGGAATGTTTGGTGTGTATAGATTGGGGTCGTATCCCAATATGAAATGGGTAACGAATTGGTATAAGTTTCCAATATCTGTTGAAGGTCAATAATCCCCAATCCGAATGGATTTGGAGAACACTTACCTGAGAATACAGGAACACCGTCAACTTCCAAATTGTAGACATACTTGAATTTGAATGTCGTTTGTGGGTCATAGGTTGAACCTGAGACGGTGAAATAGATTCCGTCTGATAATACGGGTTGGAATTCCGCAGGCGTATTTAGGAATGAAATGCTCATCTTTGGTTTGTTTGAATGATAATTTTTTTCTGTATAAAGTCTTCAAGAATTGTTCTTCCGTAAAGACCTAAATAATAAACAATTCTTTCTCGTGCTTTATTAAATCCTTCATCGATAAATTTGGTTGGATAAATACCGTATTCACCGATACTTCTTTGAACCATAAATGCTCTTGATTGATTTGTTATGAACCTACCACGGGAATCTCTAAATTGAGACAGTCCTCTTCTGTAAGTCCATTCTGTTATTGCTCTTAAAGGTGGGTATCTGAGTGCTGGATTTTGTTTCTTACCCCTACGACCATCGTTAACGAATCTCCACTCAGGAGCGTTTGGAAACGACAATCTTAGTCTTGTCTGACCTTGGGGGTCATTCACAAAATCTACTGTCACTGAGTTGTATAAACGACCTGTATCAACACGGTTGTTTAATGGTGTTGGGTATTTACCTGACACAGGTTTTCTCTGTCCATCAAATCCTCTTGACGGTCTAATTTTTAGAAGTTCTGATTGGATGTCATCCTTTAGAATGTCTGCGATAAGTTCAAGGTAATTGGTTGATTGACTCATGACTTATTAAGATGGTGTTACCGTGGGTGTGATTGTTGGTGTCGGAGTAGGACTACTTGTCACCGTTGGTGTTGGAGTCTCATCGTAGTAATCACATGCGTTTAGGTCTTCGAATACCATGATTGGAACCTCCATCGCAACACCTGCTACGTGGTCACCGAATCTCTCAAAGAACGGTATTGCTTGAACCGGTAGATTGATGTCAAAATTGTTATACAATTCAGGGAAGGTATGGATACCTCTTTTAACATAGGATAGGAATCTACGTGCTTGAAGACTCATATCTGAAACACAATCCCTTTCATTACTTAAATCCCAATTCAAGATGTCAGCAAAAATCAACGTCATGTTATATGTCGTTATGTTGTCATCGTATTGAATCGATTGTGGGACCGCAAACATAAACGGATATTCTACAGTTCCCCCTGATATATGAATCTGTCCAAAATCTACCAAGTTACCATACGAAAACGTATTCATAATTGGTGAGTCGACTTGGAAGTCTTGAAGGTAATCCAAGACCTTATGGAATGTTGTATATTGGTTCATTAGTTTTTCTTCATTTTTGATTCAAGTTTCTTTATCTCGTTCTGTTGTTTAATTATTCTATCTTTTATTAGAGACGCAGTGCTTAGACATAAATACATATTCGTTTCAAGTAATCGGTCCCACTTTGTCAGGTCTTCTTTACAGAGTTGATACGTGAGTTCAAAGTAAAATCGGGTAGTGGACTCGGAAGCACAAATGACGGGAGTATCTTCCTCAGTGGTTTCAGATACTTCTCTATCTTCATCTTCACTTTCAAAGAAGTGTTTATACGTGTGGTGAATTCTTTTAATATGTGCAAAAAAAAAGCGGACACTGAATACCAAATTATAACATCAACCTCTTTCATGACCTCTGAACGAGAGTCAACTTCTGAGGATTTAAACTCCGTGAGTTTGTATTTTGTTCCGTTCTCAATTTCTATTGGACGGTATAATAAAGCAAGAACCTTATGTAAGTTCTCATACATTTTATCCTGTTGAGAATAGACCTCCAAGTCAATCCACTGTCCCCATTTCATATTGGACCAGTCGTTCTCCAATCCGTAGGTTACACCCTTGTAACTGAAGGTAAAGATAATATCGTTTGTGGGAGGTTTTAACAGGTGTTGTGATAGTGCGGACTCAACGAACCTAATCTGTTCAACAGGGAGTTCCCTGAGTTCATGTGCGGTCAAATCCAAATACAATGCTAACAACTCAGTTTGACTGTTATACTTGATTGGGTTCTTCATTATTTTTTGGTATTTCTCAACCGTCAAATGAGGATTGATTTTTACCACTTTATCGTCTATTAAAACTTCTATCATATTACTGTAAATTTTCTTGGTTTGTTATCTATGAACTCAGACATGACATAACGTAGTGCGTCTAATCCGTGGTCCGGTCCATCAGTTGAATTTGTTATCCGTCCTGAACGGTCTTTTCTATATCGGTAGTTATCAAACTCGTTGATAAGATTGGTTGAGTCCTTGTGAACAAAGACTTTGTGTTGACGTAATTTTTGTATTCCGAACAAAACAGAGTTCGCTCCTTTCCTGACTCCTCTGACATTTAGTCCTCCTCGTTTTAGTTCTTCTATTGATTTAGGTTCCGCACTATCACAAACGATGTCATTGTTTCTGTTAATACCCCTATCTTTTAATAAGTAGATTAGGTCCTCATTGGTGAGACCTCGTTCATATACCAGTTCCTTAACGTAGACCTCTTTGTCTTTTACAAAGACCTCCACCACCGCACACGGGTCTTGTGAGAATCCAAAGTCAATTCCGTAGTAGGTGTATTTGATTCCCTGTGGTAAGGTCTCGTAGGTGTTTGGTTTTTGGTATACAATTTCTCTTGGAGGAACGATTTGTGACTCTGAGTATATCAACCATAAGTCGTGGTCCGTTTCCTTCAGAGAATTGATTGAATCAATTATTCGTTGGTCAAGGAACGCATTGTCCCTCCATGTCGATATCAACACACAACCGTTGTCTCTTTTCTCATAGTCCAATCCCCACCAATCTGTTGGGATTTCAGGGTTGTATGCACCCATCACATACTTGGTTGTTCTGATGTCCAACTGAACAAATGAACTAATTGATACCGTATTGACCTCATCGATTAGAACGATGTCACTTCTCATACCTCGGAGTTTACCGGTGGTGTCATCTAACCCCACAAATCTTACTAATGAACCATTATCAAAACGATACACCATATCGACTTTATTATACCTTCCGTCCACCCACATATCCAACTGTTCCATAACCTCCTTAAAATCGATTAGAATGGTGTTCTTGATGGATACTTGGGTCTCACGTGCTATGGTTACGGTGGTCTTTGGATTGGATAGACATTCCACCACAAGAGTTTGTATTGCTGCTATGGTTTTCCCTGAACGAGATGAACCCCTCAGGAAGATATATCTGAGACCTTCCTGAATCTTAAGTTGTATTTGAGCGAACAGTTCATTTGCTTGGAGTTTCATATCTTGTATTGTTACCTTCCCTGTCCGTGGTATTTCTTCTTGTAATTCCTTGATAACTTATTGTTGGATGTTCGGGTTTTAGAATGAACACCGGGTCTTGAGATTTTAGGTTTTACAATTTTGGTTGTGGTTGACTGTGATTTTTTCATTCATCAATATTCTTCCTAATAATTTCCACTTGAATTTTGTTATCCGTTGGGTTGATTTTATCACCTTGAGTTGTGATGTCAATTTGTTTTTCATCGGACCAGTTCTCACGGAATTTGTTCTTCATGATGATGGTCCACAGTCTTTGATTGAACTTGTTGGACTCTCCTGATTCGATTGCTTTATGTGCTTGTTGATACCACCATTGCTCACAATCCCTTTGATAGGTTTGGAATACATGGTTGTAATCTTTGTTTCTTTTCAACATCGCATAGTGTTGGTCCCATGATAAACCGAGTTCTTGTAGGAACGCAGTCACGTGTGAACCTCTCCTTCCGTGGTCAAGGATTATCTCCTTCCACATAGGATTAATGTAGGTTTCCGTTCTTGGTCTACCTATTGGTTTTTTATTCGATTCCATTGTAGTGTGGTTTGATTGATGATTTTATGGTGTTGATTGCATGTTCAATCGTCACCTCACCCTTTGCGTTTGGGTAGATAGAATAGAACCCAAACATAATTTGTTTGTGGTCAAGGTCATCCATCTCTTCGATGGTCTTCTTTTTAATCACATCACGATAAATGTCGTGTGCGAGGTTAAGGTGGTCTTTTGATTCAAGATTGTTGAGGACTTGTGGTTTTCTTCCTTTGCAATTACATCCCATAAATATTGTTTTATATCCAATAAATATATCAAAAATGGTTCAGAAAGAAACAAAAAAACCCCACCATTTCTGATGAGGGTTCCCGACAAACACAGACAATGTTTTACATAGGTGGTCTCTTACAACCATATCTTAATTTGTATCCAATCTTTTTACAGATTCTATAATAGACAAATCTTGAGGTTCCCCATTTCTTTTCAAAGTCTATAACACTGATACCACTCAAGACATCTTCACCATACTTTTTATCTCTAAAAATTTTAAATTGTTTTTTACGTTCTTCATAGTCAGAGTAATTCCAATCATCAATCTTGTAAGACACGTTTTTTAATATCTGTTTAATATTCTGTATAGAGACTTTATTTCCAAATATCTCATTGAGTGTTTCCATTGTGATGGGTTCACCATAATAATATGTATCTCTCATCTCTTTCACTTGGTCCATCGTAAACCGTGCGCGTAATTTCATAGCGGTCTCCCTGCTCTTGGTTTTGTGTTCCTCGGAGTTTGTCCAAATATTCAGTTTCTCATAATTTTCAAGTCGTTTGTCACTGTTTTTAGAAATAACTTTCCGATTTTTTAGGTCGGAAAGTTCTCTGTGTAGTAGGTCTCGTAGTTCAGGTGTCATGGTCTTAACGAAGGTAATCAATCTCCCACGAATCTACGTAATCAAACGGTGATTCCAATACGGTGTCCAACATTTTTTCTATGGTTCGGATTGAACGTTCGGTCATCTTGTTCCAATTCTGATATGTCCAATGGAGGATGTTTTCTTTGACCTCATCGGTTGCGTGGTCAAGGTTGATGTTGTTAATCAATACATCTGAAACCAGTCCCCACTGTTCACTCCAAGACAAGTGGATGTCAGCATACTTCACACGGTCACGGATAGCGTTCCTATGGACCTGTAACATGTTCCTACTACCACCCTTCTCTCTCATGTCCTTTACGTCATCCGCACTCGGGAGTGGGAAGTTACTTGTGAAGATGAACTTGAACCTATTAGTCGGAACCACAAATCCCATACGTTGAGGGTCTGTGTGTGCTTCGATTGCTTGTTGTTGGATTTCACTGAGGGTTGCGATTTGTGATGTGAGGTTCTTCTCGTATGCGAACTGTTTGAATCCTGTCAATACATTCTTCATGATGTTACAGTTCTCCTCGTTCTTGAGGATACCATCACAGTCATCCACAGAGATGATGATGTTCTGTCCCTTGGGAACCAAATGGTTGATGACCGCAAGTTGAACACCAAACGCAAACATAGACGTTGAACCGTTGATGGACAGGTGTTCGTTTCCTGACTCCTTCAAAAGTTTCTCCACGGTAAAGGTCTTACCGAATCCTGGTAGTGAAAACAGGTAGGTGTGTGGGAACTTGGAATCAAGTGGGGTTTTGATACCACGAGTAACGATGTTCTCAATATGTTTACGGATGTTAGCGCCCTCTGTAAGTGCGTTGAGTTGGTCTTGGTTGAGGTTGTATTTCATGTGTGTTATTTTATTAGGGTGTAAAGATACTACAAAGTTTCATTACTTAAAAATGTTTTTGCAACTTTTTTATGTTTGTAGTAAATTGATTTTGACTTAGTATTATACTTAAGATTCCATTCAGTGTATCCTAAAGTTAAACTGTCTTGATATTTTTCAGTCAGTGATTTTGTTTGTTTTTTAAGTATTGCTTCTTTCTCGTAAAGACTATACGTTCTACCTACACGTGGAAAATTGTATTTTTGGAAGTGTATGATAATATTTTTGTTGGATTTGTTGTATTTTTCACCGGTTTTTTTCAAACCTATCAATTTACAGGTCTCATACATTTCTTTAACCTGTTCGTAAGGAACACAACTTAATTCACCATTTAATAACTGTGCGTCACTAGTATAGTTGAATGCTTTCCGATTTTTTAGGTCGGATAGTTCTCTGTGTAGTAGGTCTCGTTGTTCTTGTGTCATACCAACAAAGATAGTGA